GTCTTGCGCTACCGATATGAGCGCCGCGGCTACTGGTAACGCGCCCTGAGTTCATCCAGCGTGCGCTTGGTCAGCATCTTCCGTGTCAGCGCGCCGTGGCTCAGCCCCAGATCATTCTGAAAAAGCATGACGGCTGTGGTCATCCCTTCCCCGTAATCGCCGTCGATCGCGCCGGTATAGTAGGGATGTCCATTGGGCCGTTTGATCTCCTTGAGTGTGCGCTGCATCTGGCGCACCTCGACCGGATCGGGGAAATCCCACGGTCCGTCCTTGAAGGTCTCGGGGCCATCGACTAGCCGGCGACCCTCCTTGGTCTTGGTGTCCGCGATGATGAGGCCGAGCCCGGCGACCGAGGCAACACCTCCGGCTGCGGCCACCTTGAGCGCAAGCGCCTGAGGACTGCGGGCCACGAGTGGCGCTCTGCCCGACAGGGCATCATCCAGCGTCTGTGCGTACTCTTCCTCAAACAGCAGCTGCGCCATTTCCTCGCGTTCACGGGGGGAGAAGTCGCGCATCTCGGGCCGGGCGTTCAGCTCCTTCTGGATTTCACCGATGCGCGCCCGTACCTGCGCCTGAACCTGCGCAGCATCTTCCAGCGGGATCTGCGCCTCCTGAAGTCTTTGCACGGCGTCGCGCTTGGCTCGCTCTGCACTGATCCGGGTTTCCACGCGCGGCCTGATATCGTCGCCGCGCCAGCCCTTGTCGTAAGCCGCATTCTCGGCGCGCTGCGCCTTGCTGGCCGCCTTGGTGGCGTTGCCTGCCTGAACGGCGCGGAACTTGAGCATGGACTTGGCGGGCGCTGTACTGGGATAACCAGATGCTGCCGACAGGGCGCTCTGCAGGTGAGGCGTGAAGCTGGTCTTGTCTTGCGGTACGCGACCGATCACGTTTTTGCGTAGTGGAGGCTGTGCGCGAGCTGCTGCCGAGAACATGATCGGCGCGTTGTCCGTCGCCGCCATGGCTGAGACACGGGAGCCGGGAGACTTCGCCGCATTTGCTTCAATCATGGCCCGCGCATTCATCGGCCTGCCGTTGTCGTAGGTTGGTGGTCCCATCCTGGTTTTCAGCCGATCTACTTCGGCCACGACCTTCGGAGAGAACTTACGCTTCGGCGGCCCCATCTTGTTCCCCGGAGGCTTGCTTCCTCCGAAGCCGAAGGAGTTTTGGGTGGTCCGGATCGGCGGCAGGCCCGGCTCTTCAAAACGCGTGTAAGCACGACGATAGCGACCGCGCGTCTGGTTGAAGACATTACGATCGATCAGTGAAATCGTGTCGTCAGGAACTTCCACGAACACGCGATCTGTCTCACGGGCGAGCTTGATCAGCGCCTTGCGCGTATCCTGTGATGTGATCTTCGGATCAAGCTCCAGCGAGTATTTCGGAGCGTTGGGATTGCTCTTCACGAGACCAATGAAGCGATTGCGGACGGCTTCATCAATTGCGGGGGCGTGCTCTTCGGCAATCTGGCCGACATTGCGCTCCGACCACTTGGGGACACCGGTCTTCTTCGTGGTCATCCGGAGGAGTCCGGGGCCACCCTCTGGGGTAATCATCCGCTTGAGTGTGGATGGCGCCTTGCCTAGTTTCGTGGCTGCCGCATCACCTAGATCATTCCATTCGCTAGCCGGATAGTTCGGGTGGAAGGACAGGCCTTCTGTAGGATCGGAATATAGCGCGCCGGTCAGATCCTGGTTTCCAATGCGGCCAATACTGATGGAACGGCCGCCATCGGGAAGCTCACCACGGATCGGAGTGGCAGGCACAGCCTCCGGCTTCCTCGCCGCTCTCCCTGGGTCTTTGGCGTCCATGGGAGAGCGCACGAGACCGGGCGAGCCCTGCTGCTTCGTGAAGCCACGTTTGCGATAGAAGTCCTGAAGCTGGGCTGCGGTCAGTCCGCCTTGGCCTACGGGCTTGGGATCGAGATAGACAGTCGATCCGTTTGCGTCCGCTTCCGCAAGCAGTTTGTCGAGTGCGGCGCCCGCCTCTCCCTTGCCGCGCGCAGCAGGTGGAACATCTATCATCTCGATGGTCATCGCGCCGTCGGGCTGGACAGCGTAGGTCAGCTTTGCGTTGCCGATCTGCGTGGTGCGTTCATAGCCGTCCGGGGTCATGTCGATGTCGCGGCTGACCGGCGCCTCGGTCGTCTTGCGAAGCGCCACGCCCTTGTCGCTGACTTCCCACCTGTATCCCTCAGGCGGCTGCTTCCTCTGCGCCATCTGCGCATAGAGTTCGCGCTGCCTCGGTGTCCGTCCATTCAGGACATAGCGTGAGCGGCCTGTCTCTGCGATGTCATCACGGATCGCTTTCTCAACACCAGCGAAGACTTCATTCGCTTCCGCCAGCGAGGATTTTCCGGTAGGCTTGAACTCATCCTTGAGTGCGTTCCTCGGAGCCTTCGGACCAGAGTTCGCGTTGAAGCTGACATGGCCTGCATCATCGATGTGAACAGCGTACTGCGTTCCATCTCTTGCGGTGAAACTGCGGACTGCGCCGGATTCAACAGAGCGCGCCGCTGCCTTCGGAGGGCCAAGCGCACGGCCAACCTGACGGACCATACCGGAAGCGACAGTTGTACCAAACGCTCCGCCTGCAGCATACTTCAGCCGCTCGCTCAGATCGATGACGCCATCCTTGTTGTCATCCTGGGCGTAGGCCGCGCCCCCTGCTCCACCGAGAGCTGCGACCCCCAGTGTTTCCGGTGTAGCTCCGAAGCTGTCCAGAAGCTTGCTGCTTCCTGATTGAGCGGGGTCGAAGGAGGCGTCAGATTTGCGAACCGCGCCTTTGTCCATGATGATGCGAGACGTCGAGCCTGCGGCCTCGGCTCTGTTGGTATACTCCCAGCCAGCGAGCCCACGTTTTGCGGCTTCGCTCTGAACGCGATCTTGCCACTGCTGGAAGCTTGGACGTGTCGCAGCGAAGTCGTCCAGCGCTTTCCACATATCGTTGAAGCGAGGATCAAATTCGAGTTCACTTGCGCCGCGCTTGGCGAACGTGCCATCTCGCGCAAGCTGATAGCTGCTCCAGTCCCAGTTTCCGAGATCGGGAACCTTCGCGTAGTTGCCACGCGTTACGACTGACGAGATTGGCCAATCCGATTTCGCATTGTATGCTCTGGATTGCGTACCGGAAGCCATGTGTTCGGCGGCTTCTTTAGTACCGACATGGAGACCAAGCTGGCCCTTGCTGGCGTTGAAATCTTCCAGAGGCGTTTTGCTGGCATGAAACCAAGGCGTCTCTACATCAAACCCCTGCTCTCTCGCCCTCTGCATCCTTCCTGCTTCTGACATATCAAGAGAGGATTGCGACAGGCTTCCGCCATCCACATGCTTGATGAACGAATGCGGGAAGCCGCCCGGCATCTGGGTATAGCCGTAGCGCCGGAACACATCCGGCAGGAATTCATTGAAGACGTTCTCGATATAGACTGCGTCGAGACCGTTATCCCGCGCCTCTTGCTCAAGACGCGCAACCAGTTCGCGGAAGTCTCCGGGCTTCTCATTCGGCGCCCTGCCGATTTCAAAGCTGGCGTTTTCAGAGTCCGTCCGCTGGATGCTTGCCAGATCGAGTGTCGTGACAAGCTCGCCCCTCTCGTCCACGCGGCGACCCTTGCGGAGATAGACCTCGTACTTGTCGACAAGGATGTGCGCGTTCTGCAGCGGCGTCGCCATGAACTGCCGGATCGCAGCAACGCCTGCATCGCTCAATTGGGAAAGCGACCCCTGCTCCTCGGCCTTGACCCGCTGAACGGCCTCGACAGGAACGCCCACAGCCCGCGCAATCTCGCCCACGCGCATTGTCGCAAAGGCATTCGGATGGCCGATCAGCCAGTCCTGCACCAGCGACATGCCGGCATCGATCGCAGCAAGGCGCTTGGCCTGCTCTGGCGACACACGTTCCCGGAACTGGCGGCGGGCAATATCAACGCCCTGCGCTGACGCATCGGTCACAGCCATGATGGCGGACAGCGCTACATTGCGCGCGGCTTCCGGATTGGCCTCGAAGTAGGCAAGCACCCGCTGGATTTCAGCGGCGCGCTCGGCAGGCGCTACGCGCTGGGCAAGCTCACCAGATCCCGTGCCGCCGCCATTATCTTGACCGACAGCTTCTCCCGCGCCCTGAGCGGCAGGTTCTTGATTGCCAGCAAGGGTCCGCGCAAGCCGTACTGCAGGATTTGCGCTCTCATCTCCTGATCGCTGCACCGCGCCAGCTGCGCGGAGTTCATCAAGGGTTGCCCAGGTGTGACGCTCATCGACGTTTTCCTGCGTGCCCGGGACCTCGGTTCCCGGCGGGTTCGCCCAGCGCCATTCTGCGGGCATCCGAGACCGCCACTCTACCTGGCGGGCCTGCCATTCTCCATGATTGTGTAAATAGACGTTTAACGCTGCGTTGGTCTCCAGCGTCACTTCATCCATCGGCTCGAACAGGATGCTGCCTGATCCCTCTGCTGAGGCCAGCTCCAGAAGCTTGGCGTCCAGCTTGCGAAGCCGGGCGACCTCGGATTCGAACATCTTCGTGCCGCGATAGAACTCGACGCGGTTGCTGGCGCCACCTGATGCGAAACCGCCGAATGCCTGAATGGCGTGCTGGATTTCGTGCTGGATCGTCTCCATGAGCGTGTTTGATCCCGCCACGCTGCCGCGGGCGTTGATCAGGGGAACGATGCGCGTTTCACCGCTCGGGAAGGTCACGGGTTGCGCGCCTTCGAACCGCCCGCTCTGCGCACCGGTGCTGGCCTTCAGGTACACAGTCCGCAGGATCGGCATGGCCTCGAACAGCTCGGGCCACTCAATGAGCTGGTCCAGCCGGCCGCTTTGCGCCTTTGTCTCGGGGTTGAAATTGAACTGCGGCTTGCCTGGGATTTCCCAGACCCAGTCGCCAAACTTGGTCTGCGCCCAGCCTGTCTCCCGCCAGATGTCCTCTTTGCTCTCCCCGCCGATATCCATCAGCGTGGCGCGCATCAGCGAATGAAGCGGAGCACCGGCCGCGCTGCGTGGCGCGAACTGCGCAAGCTCTGGCGACGACAGCGTGTCCTGTGTTCCGGTCGTGGCGTACCAGTCGATACCCTGCATCCCGGCCAGACCCTTGCGCGGGTCGTAGATGCCGTGCTGAAGCTTCAGATCACCAAGGCCCATGATCTCCCGGGCGAGGTCGTGGCTGTAGCCGGCGGCTGATCCCTGAAAGGCAATGATCCGTCCATTTGGCGCCTTGAAAAGCATGATCACCGGATCGACACCGTCCGCGCGCATCCGCTCCTGCAGGCGCTTCAGGTTCTCATCGTTGGCGTCAGGCTCGTAATACCGCGAGAAGGCCAGCGCCTCGTCGTACTGTTCGAGGCTCGCCATGGCATCTGCCATGTTGGCGGCTTCCTCGACCAGCCCTTCCCGTGTCGCCCGCCAGCCCTTGCCAGAGAGCCATGCATAGGCGCGCTGTTCGGGTCGCTCGTCGATCTCGGATTGCACTTCGCGGCGGGTTTGGCGCTCCTCATCGCGCCACCAGGCCTTCTGGTTGCGCTCGTAATCTTCCATCAGCCGGGCCATGAGTTCGGCCTCTGCGCGCTCCTTTGCGGCCAGCAGGCGTTCCCGGGTCTTCTCGACTTGGCGTTCGGTGATGACGCCTTTCTCCAGCAGGGCCTTTGCCATGGCCTCGGCATCGCGGGTCATGGTCGATGTCTGCGCCTTGATCGCCTCGTCCGTCGCCAGCATCCGGTCGAAGACCTGCCGGATTTCATCGTTCAGCTTCACGCGGGAGCCGATCGACGTGACGCTCTTGTAGATGCGGAGGAGCCATGCCTTGAAGCTGGCGAACACGCTGCGGAGGGCCGATGTCGGAGCCTTGCCCTCGCGGAGGTAGGCTTCGAAGCTCTCAGCAAAGGCCTCCTGGATATCCCGGCCTTCCTGTGTGAAGTTCCCCTGATCGTCGAACATCGCGGTCCAGTTCGGGGACTTGCCCTGCCATTCGAGGATGGCGGCGATCTGCTCCATGACGAACGGGTGAACCATGTCCTGTGGGTTCAGGATCGCGGACATTTCCTCAGCGGTGAGGACGCTGCCTTCCCTGACCGTCATCGTCGGGGCGGTCGTCTGCGCCGGGATGTTCGCCATGCGCCAGAGGGTGTCGAGATACCAGTGCGCGGCTTCGTGAACCAGCGTCGACAGGTTCGAGCTTTCGAACAGGCGGATCGTTGAACGGCCCATGGCGCGCGGGGTGAATGAACCGCGCTTCTCTTGGGCGAGGCTCAGTTCCTGGCGCCGCGCCTCGACCGCCTTCCAGTTATTGTTGGACGCGACTCGGGCCTTCTTCGTCCTCTCTTTCACAGATAGATGCGGGAAAAGCTGCCGTCCGATCTCCGCGTTATCTAGCCCGCGCGCTTTGAGATCGATGATCTTCTGCGTCTCGGCAGATAGCGCCGGTCCAGTCCTAAGCTTCTGGACTTCAAAGCCTTTTTCACGAACGCGCGAAAGAATGCGCGCAACGTCCTTGGGCTCCATTAGATGATCACCATCGCGGTTGGCGTTCAGGCGATCCGTGACCTCGTCATTGCTGCCGCCCTTGATGGCTTCCTTCCAGACTTCAAACTCATGCGGAGGAAGCTTCTCGGACGCTGCCAGCACGGTTTCATCATCGACCTGAATGGCCTGGCGCTGGAGACCCTGATCAAGCGAGCCGGCGTCTTCCTGCCCCGTCAGGCTGGTGACGATGTCGAAGCCCTGCTCCTTCCACAGCGCTTCCGGGTCCTGCCCTGTACGCTCGGCCAGCGTCGTCACCATCTCCCCGATGATGGACGCCTGCGTATTGGCGGCCTCGGTATTGAAGATGCCCAGCCCTGCGACCTGTTCCCGGATCACCTCGCGGACACGGTCGGCGCTATCGGCAAAGGCCTGGTCTACATTGCCAGCCTCAACTTGCGCCTTCTGCTCGGCCTCGAAGACCGATTTCATGGCCTCGCGTTCCTTGACCGTGAAATCATCGGCACGCAGGCGCATGTTCGGGGAAAGGGCTCCATGGATCGTCTCGCCGGAAACTCCGATCTCCTTCTTCGCGGTCTTCAGTGCGGCGGCATAATTCCCCGCCGGGATCACGACATCTTCGCCGGACGCGATCGAGGCGTTCATGTCCGCGGGGTCAATGCGGAAGGCCTGCGCCAGCTGGTCTGTGGTCACATTGGCCGACTGCGCCAGTTCGGTGAACGCTTCAGGGGCCACCCTGACGCTTTCCAGCGGTCCGTCCTTGGTGACAGCTGCGACAGCCTCGCGGTACTTGTCAGGCAGCCGGTTCAGCAGTTTGGAGTCGGCAGCACCCTGCGCCATGGCATCGAACGTGGCTGAAAGCTGGTCCGTGCGCTTCTGTTGCGCCTGTTCAGAAATCCGGTTGAAAGCCACGTCAGCCGCCTTGCCGGCCGCCATCTGGCCTTCCGTGCCTACCAGCGTGGCGACAAATGTTTGCATGGCCGCTGATGGACGGTCGTTGAGATACTGCTCCCAAGTCCCCTCGGGCTTCAGCGTCAGCCATTCATCCAGGTCTTGCAGCGCCGTTGCCGCCTGCTCGCCAAGATGTTCGGCAAGGCGGGACTTGACGCCCTCCGTGATCATCGACTTCACGGTGCCCTTGAGGATGCCCTCGACGATCATCGAGGTCGGAACGACTTCAGTCAGGAACTCGATGCCGCCCTCGCGCAGGGCAAAGCCGACGCGGGCCGCAACCGACAGGTCAGGACGCTCGTCCGTCGCCCGGCTGTAGGCTTCGCCTGCCGTCAGGCTCGACATGCCAGCCATGGCGATTTCGGGATTGCCGGTGACAACTGACGCCGCGATCAGCGGGACGTTCTGAGTCAGGCTCTCGATGCCGGAATAGTATCCACTCTCGAAATCGTTGCGACCCTTTGGCCTTATGGCAATCTTGACGTCCTTGGCCGCTTTGCGGGCGGTTTCCAGCGCCGAACCGACCTGCGACAGGGGAGCATTCGGGTCCTTGGGCTTGTCGCCTTGCTGGGTCAGTTTGCGTAGGTCTTCCCCGCGCTGGCCCATCTGAACGGCGATGAACGGTGATGGCTTCGAGCGGAACCATTCATCGGTAAGGTCAGTAACGCCCTGCCCAAATCCGGCGAGACTTTCACCAATCCCTACAGTTCCGGAAGCAATGGCGCCCGGCGTGTTGTAGAGCATGGAGCCGATCGATTCCCACCAGCTCAGGTTCTGGAGGTCATCGTGTGAGACTTCGAGATTTTCCCTCGCCTGATCCAGCCATGTCCGCAGCTTCGGAGCCGACGAGGTCAGCGCATCTATGTTCTTCGCGGTCTTGGCGAACTCATAGGACTGGCGATTGGCCGAGACTTCACCACGGTTGACGCCAAGCTCTCGCGCCGTCTCGATATCCCTTGCCGCATCATCCGGCGTTCCGGGTTGTTGGGCCAGCGCAGAGCGAACGCCTGCTGCGGCCCGATCGTCACGCTGTTGCTTCAGGTCGATGATCGTCGCTTCGCTCAGCGGGCCATTCTCAGGACCGCCCGTGCCGTTGATCGCAAAGCCCTGATCGGGTTGCGGATCGCCTTCCAGATCGCGCGCCGTGAGCGCGGGCGATGGTCCAAGCGAAGAATACTGCCTATCCTGCTCGAAGCGATTGAACAGCGGATCGCCTTCCTGCGGGACAAACGCCTGAGTTGGCGTAGACGGCCTCTCAAGATCGGGCGTGTCATAGCCGCCCTTGCGCATGTAGTCGGGACGCTTCAGCGGGCCGGGAGGCAGGGGTTCGTCAGGTCCGAGCTGGACCATGGGCGTGTCGCGCAGGCGCTTGAACTTGGCGTCCGATTCCTCGCGATACCGACGCGCTTCATCTTCGGCGTTGATCTCGCTGACCACACGCCTGACGCCGTCCGGAATGGTGAAGGTCATTGGCTCGCCACCCACTGGTCATAGGCGGCGCGCGCTTCACCTGGAGACGGAGGGCGGCCATACTGCTGCTGGAAAGCGCCAAACGCTTCCTTGTAGGCCTGATTGTCGATGTGACTCGAATTGGCGAAGTCGTAGGCGTAGGTTTCCCACTGGACGACAGGCAGGTTCTTGCCGTCCTTCATGCGGCCAACAGCAAGGGCCGCCGCGCTTCTGATCTGCTCCGGGGACAGCTTTGCTCCACCCGTTTCAGGCGCCATCTCCGCCGCGGCCTGACGCAGATAACCGCCAAGCTCAATAGCCTCGCGCGTCTTGTCCTTGCGATCCGAACCGACTTGCCATTTCGGGGGCGCAATGCGCTTGGCCTCGTCGATAAGCTGGCCCTCGATGCGGTCCACTTCGTTCACGGTCTTTCCGGTCTCGCGCATTTCATAGCGTTTCTTGTTCAGCTCGCGCTGATCGTCCGGCGTCATATGCTTGTAGAGTTCATAGAGCTGCGGATCCCACTGGGTTTCCGGGTCCAGCATGAACTGCGCAGGCGTCATGGTTGAAGAGGACTGCAGCGAGTACATCGCCTGTTGGCTCCAGCTCTTCCATTCGTTCTTCTGCGCCTCGGTCAGCTTGTCTTCGGCGTTCGCTTCCGCTTTTCGGCGGTCCTGCTCCGCCCGGATGGAACGCCACAGCGCAGGCTGGTCATTCAGGGCGATCTCGCCTTTGTCGACGGCGGACTGGAGGTCCTTGAAGCTGTAGCCGTCCGTGAGGATGCCCATCTCGAACGAATTGGCGGCCTTGATCTCGGCCTTGCGCTTTTCCGCATCAAGCCGGTTCTGCTCGGCTCGCATATCCTGCTGGGTCGCTTCCCTTGCCTGCTTCAGCGCTTTCTGTTCCTCGGCATTGCCGTTGAACTCCGCGATGATGGTCTCGGCGCCTGCATCATCGCCCGCCATGGTCAGCTTCTCGACGCTGTCACGGGTGCGGATCAGGCTGTCCTTCTGAAGCCAGGTATCCAGTTCGGCATTCATCCTGGCGGCATCGTCCTTGCCCAGAACGCCGTCCTTCACATGACGATCGTTGAGGCCCTTCTGCGCTGCGATGTTGGCTGCAACGGTTTCGCGCGAGAGGGACAGGTCCCCGACCTGCTTGGCCATTGCAGCGTTATCGCTGATGATGTTGGCCTTGGCGCCTTCCAGCTGGCGCTGCCGCATGAGATTGCGGGTCTGAAACGTACCTTCCAGCTGCCAGTCTCTGGCCCGCTGGGTCCAGAGTTCACGGGCTGACTGCGGGACAAGCTTGGCATTGTCCGCAATGATCTTTGTCGCGGCATGTTCATACCGCTGCTCAAATTCGGTTGGATCATCCCCGCTGTCGGCAAGGCCGCGGTATGCACGGTCCAGTTCCTCGCGCGTCTTCTGGCTCGCATTGACCGCGTCACGGTCGATCTGCGCCTGCCGCAACTTCTGGCCGAACTCGAACAGTTTCGAGCCAACCTCCACCTGCGCGCGGCCAGCAGCCATCTCTCCCGACGTATCGGGAACAGGCACACTGACGACGCCACGCGTCTGCTGCGCCTGACCGCTCTGAAGGCCAAGCTCCTGCGCTCTTGGAATGCGAGCCATTTATCCGCCGAAGACTTTCGACCAATCCGCATCGATCATGTCGCCAATCCCACTGAGGAGCGTTGCGCGACCTGCCGCCCTGTAACCCTTCGCCTGCGCCTCTGCCGAACGCTTGGAGGAAATCCCGGTATAGCGGGAGACCTTCGCCGCGTAGCGGTCCTGCCTTGCCCGATCCTCCGCCTCAGCCATCGTCAGCATGGATTCCAGCCCTGCTTCGCGGATCGTTTCATCGGTGATCGCCTGGACACTGACATCGGTCGTATCACCGCCGCCGGCCGCAGCCCTTGCACGCTGTGTCGCGATAATGCTTTCCGCGCGCTTCTTGATGAGGTCCGCATTGTAGGAGCCGACAGCCACGCCCTGCTTCGCGCGGGTCTCGAGCTGCTTGGCTTCGGCCTCGCCCGCCAGCATGGCGCGCTGACCAGCTTCCTCGGCGGCTGCAGCCTGGGCCTTATAGCCCTTGCGCTGCTCGTTCGCCCCGAGACCCTTGAAGATGAAGCTCACGCCGCCATACCTTTTTTGCCTCGTCGACGGGCCTGAACCCTAGACGTTCAAGCCAGACATCAGCTCTCGGAATCTCGTAATTGCAGTCGGCCCAGACCTCCGGAACGCCTGCCCTGTCCAGCGCCCACAACAGCTTCAGCGCCTCAGCGTGAACCTTGTGCGGGCATCCCTCACGCTGATCGAAGTTCCCCCACCAGCGGTCCTGATCGTCGATCCAGACCAGCCCGATCGCCACCAGCCGCTCATCACGCCTGACAGCAAAGCCCATGATGCGGGAGGGATGCGGAAAGTCTTCAACACCCCATTCCTGGAAATGGCCGGCATTGAGGTCTTCGTACCGGATCACCCCGTCTTCTCGTTGGTTTCCATGTGCGGGACCATGCCCAGAACCGTCGCAGGCCCTGCGCTCGGCATTGACAGGCAGACACGCGGGTCCTTGGACGAATTGCCATTGAAGGGCTGGTTGATATCGTCGGTTACCGGAACCATTGGGCTATCGTAAGTCTCCGGATTAGGACCCTTCAGCGTCTCCATCGTCGTGAAGTCGCGGCCCCATTTCAGGGCTCCCGGCGGCGTCCGGTAAGGCAGGAGGCCAATGCGCTTGATCTGCCTGTCCTGCGTCAGGGCTGATCCGACATTTGTCCCGCCCAGAACCCGCGCCGACTTGTACCTGCCCTCGTAGAGGATGCCGACAATGGCGTAGGTCGTCGCCGTGGTCAGCGTGATGGCCCCGCTTGCCACCGTGAACGGTCCCTGCTGCTGGCCATTGGCCCATGCATAGACCGTCATCCCTTCAAGATGGCTCAGGCCCGTAATGCTGGTCGTCGATACCCCGTAATATTCAATCGCGGAGCGAAGGCGCCAGGCATCCTCCATATTCTCCCATGCTTCAGGAGCGAGTTTCTCGATATAGCGCACCGTCGAGCTATCAACCGTCCGCCTCACCGCGAAATAAACACTGTCCTCGACATCCCCGGGCAGGCAGCAGACGCTCTCGTAATAAGCCCCGGTATCGACCAGCCTGCACCAGGCAACCACCCCCTCGGTCGGTTCAAACACCAGAACCGACATCCGCCCATCATCGCAGGGCAGCCAGATCCTCGGCTCCGGATTGTACTGGACTGCGCATTCCAGCGCGCCGTCCGTAGTGCCCTCGTTTCCGAATATCGTCCGGTGCAGCCGCGTCAGTTCGTTGAGTTCGTATTTTTCTCCAGTCAGCGCCATGCGGAACAGCTTGCGCCGGCTGCGATCGACAAATGCGACATCCTCGTCAACGACCTGTGCCTGCGCATCCGCAGAGCCCCGCCTTGACCGCGGCCTTGCCTTGGCCGTGGTTGGCGTAATCACATCATCCAGCGCATTGGTGCCGATCTCGGCTTCGCGCGCATCCATGCAGATCATAAGGCGGCCGACGCCGACCATGGACTGGACCGAACCCCAGCCGCCAGTCACGCGGCGGGAGACCGCATCATCATCTTCGACGCCGATCGAGAAGGCTTCGAAGTCGTCCGATTCCGAGCCCCAGAACCTGTCATCCCGGCCACCCCACAGGCGGCCATCCGCCAATGCTACGGCGGATAGCCAGCCCGCCGCAGCCGACCATGCGCCAAACGCCCAGTCAGTTGTCGCTGTCGTCTTGCCTACCGGGCTCAGGATATCGACCGTGCAGGAATTGTCCGCCTCGACGCTATGGATACGGACTATGCCCGTCGTCACCCCATTAGCATGGGTGAGAGCGACCGTTGCCGTTCCTGACGTATAAGCCGTTGCGATGACCCGGTAATAGACAATCTGGTTATCCAGGTCGTCGTCATAAGTCGTCGAGGTCGTGCCGGTGTGGGTCTGGTACGTGACCCAGTTGTATTCATTGCCGACGCTGCGCTGCAGGACCAGCGTTGCCGTGAACACCCCGGTGATATCCAGCGTAAACTTGCGATTGTCGCCTGTCCCGGTAACCCGGATTGTTTCCGAGGTTTCGCTCAGTGCATCGATAGAGGCCGTGACGTACTGGCCCTGATGCTGGACCTTGACCAGCGCGCCTTCATGCGTGGCCTTGAAGATCGGAGCCGACGCAGAAAGAGTGGCCTCCCCGGTATTGCTGGAACATGTCATCGTGGTTGTCGACACGTTGAGATTGGCGAACGGGCCATTCTCCGGCTGGAACTTCCTCAGGCTCCAGCTCTTGGCGCCGCGGCGTTCCAGAACCCGCGTCTGGATCGACTTCGTTGCAATCCACGCCACGTCAAAGCTCTGCTCCATGCGGAGCGAGCGCAGCAGGTTTTCCTGCCATGGCGTTTCCAGCGTGAGAGTTCCTGCCGTCAGGGCCTGGAAAGCAATGAGACTGGCCTTGCCCTCAGCTGCTCCGACATAGCCAATGTCTGGAAGCCGGAATTCGACATAGTAGGGCGAGACGCCCGGGGTAAACGTGATGACATGGACGCCCGGATAGAGCGTTATGTCCGTGAACAGTTCCTGCCCGCCAGCCGTTGTCCCGGCCCGCATCTTCAGCGGCCGGCGTTCGACCTCGAAAGAGAATGACACCTCATCTGTTGGCGCAGCAGTCGTGATCTGAGAGCGCGCAATGGCCTCATTTCCCGCTGTCGTGACAAACGCGACATCAGCCCCGGATACGGAAATGCCCATGGATCACGGCAGGATGAACTGCTGGCCGCCTTCGGTCGTGGCGATCCAGTCATAATCAATGTCGACGAAGAACGGATCACCGACGCCGCCAGAACCAGGCTCGATCGGAGCGCCGCCGCCCGATGAAGGAGGCGCGGACTGGTCAGACCATGCCCCGATAGTCGCCGCTGCTCCATCAATCGTCAGGTATTCCTCCGTCGTATTGTCGATGAAGCGGATCTGGTTGGCGGAGAACTCAAGCACGTAGGCGATTTCGCCTGACCTGACGAAAGGCCTGACAATCGCGATACTCTCGCCCTCGGTCGTGATCTCTGCGCCGGCTTCATCAAGGACGGAATCGCCATCTTCTTCGGTGACAACGGCGAGGGCTGTCACGTCATTGAGGAATTTCGAGCCGGGAACCTTGGACATCTTCCCCTGCGTGTAGGGAAAGGCATTCTCGAAAGTCTCGGCAAGGCGGGAATAGATATCGAGATCGACCCGCGCCAGCGTCTCCTTGTCGCCCTCGCCGCCGTTGAAGGCAACGATCGTGGGATTGGTCTTACCCATTGTACCGCCGCGAGAAGCCGTAGCGCGCCTTTTCGTATTCGCCCGGAGGGATCACGAACGGGCCATTCTGCTGGGCATCCCACAGCTTGGCCTCGGACAGGGTCATGCGCGCACCCTTGGCCAACTTGTCCATGTCGACACCGCTTTTGCCGAAGACGCCGGCAACCTTGTTGGCGATCTTTGCCGCCAGAGCGCCCGCAAAAACCTCAGGCCACATGCCGGGGGTGTCGATCTTGGTTCCGTCGACATAGTCCAGCCATGTGTCTTCCGAGTTGGTGAGGATACGCCCGCCGAAGTCGACATAGTCGATGACCCCGGCAGTCGGGTTGGATGACGCCGCCACCTTGACGATGCGCTTGCATTGAGCAGGCTTGCCAAAGCCATAGAGCCAGCCATCCGGCGTATCCCCGACAGCGGCAAGCTGCGCCTTGGTCAGCGAGAAGTTCCAGGTGTGGATCTCGAACAGCTTCTTGACCTCCCGGTCATAAGCGTTCGTGACGCGCACAACCCAGGTGCTGTCATCGTCCGGACCTGTGGAGGGCGGTTCTGACAGCCACTCCAGCGCATCGTTGGTGACGTCGAGCTGGCTGCTCATCAGGCCGGCTCAGGTTCCTTGGCGGGTTCAGCAGCCTTGGGCTTGCGGCCCGGCTTTGCGCGCGCTTCGCGGGCCACGACAGTGCCAGCCATCTGTTCGACCGCAGCCGCAGCCTCTTCAGGCGTCTTGAACATCGCGCCCTTCTCGGCGTCATTGTAGAAGATCGACCATTTGCGGTCGGTCCCCATGAATTCCATGGACCAGCCGTCCGGCAGTCCCGGGATGTCGAACTGGACCGGCGGAACGATGGCAGCCGTGATCAGCTTGTCGACCGTGGGCAGACAGGCCCTGACCATCAGGCGGACATACCAGGAGCAGTCCTCGGGGCGGATGTCGATCATGTCGCCAACGCGCAGCAGGCGGTCCTGCTGGCTGCGGGTCTGCATCCGGCCGAAGTATTCGGGCGCCATGACCTGTTCGAGCGTATGCGCGGCCGGAGCCGTGCAGACATAGGTCCCGAACTGCTTGCCGTCGTGTTCGATCTCGAGCGCGCCCTTGTCCGGGCAACGAATGGGTTCGGGCATGTTGTCTCCAAAATGGAGGGAGGAGGCCGAAGCCCCCTCCCAGTTTGCGTACTCTCGGGGGAGAGTTCAGATCAGTCCGTGTTGGTCGCGGTAATGGCCAGCGTGTTGGTCAAGTCGGCCGCGCCGGTCGTTGCATCCACGCCAATGACGAAATGGAAGCCGACCGAAACGAGGACGTTGGCCGAAGCCGCCGCCGTCTGAAGTTCGGAAGTCGCCGCCGGGATTGCCGTGGTCCAGATGCGGACAATGACAATATCGCCCTTGAGCATCCCGCGCGCTTTCGCGTCCGAGATATAGCCCGCGGTGTCGACCGTGGTCGTGGTGTCGACCGTGTCGAGCAGCCAGAACCGGAATCCGACCTGCCCGGCGCTTTGCGCAAAGCAGTTCAGGGAAGCGCCTGAATAAGCCATGTGATTGTTCTCCTGATCCTGGCGTTACGCGATCGTCGCGGTGTCGTCGTGAATGGCGCGATAGACGCCGCTCGTCAGGACAAGGCCGGCGCAATGGACAACCTTGACCCAGGTCCCATAGCGATCTTCCTCGTCCTCGTAGTACATGTGGGTCTGCGGCTCGCCGTCGATCTGGTGACCGATCGCATCGCCCGAGAAGATGTAGCACTTGGCCGTAGCCGTGCCCTTGCCGGTCAAGCCGGTGTGGCGCAGCCATTTGACCCCGAGCCATTCGCGGTACTGGCCGACAGGCGGGGCGCCCTCGACAAGGGGCTTCATCTCGTTGAAGTCGATCGACACGAAGTCGTTGATCGTCTCCATCTGGAGCCAGGCGTTCGGGGTGATGAGACCCCAGATATTGCCGTTCCAGTCGACGTCCGCGTTCTGCAGCTGGGAGACCCAGCCGAGGAACGTGGACTTGACGCCGAAGTCGATGGCCGAGCCGCCGTTGATGGCGTTCGAGGAGCCGTCCAGAGCGTCGATGATCGTCTGGTCGATGGCCTTGTTGACCGATGCCCGGCCCTTGCGTGCATGCGCCGAACGGGTGTTCGGGTTGGCGCGGAAGAGGTCGAAGGAGTCGATCTGGAACTTCTTGAAGTGTTCCGCCATCGTCGCGGACTTCTGGCTGAGGCCCAGTTGCGAAACAGGGATCAGGCCGTCACGGGTACGGGTGTTGGCCGCATCCGAAGCGCCGACGACGTCCCAGTAAACCGTAGACCCATGCTGCGCGCCGTCATTGCGGACGCACTGCTTGAGCAGGCTGGGTTCGCGGTCATAGTCGAACTTGAATTCGTCGTTGTACTGCGAGCGGAACTGCGCAGTGATCTGGTTGACAGCCATGGCTGTACAATCTCCATCTTGAGTTTTTGGGGTTCAGGATGGCGATGCCGTCCGATGGCGCGGGTTGACCCAAAAGGGCGCCGGCCAGCAGTCTTCAGTCTTCACGGCGCCGCAGAGCGGGTTGACCGTGTGCAGGTCCAGTTGCCTCGATCGCCTGAGGGCTGGCGTGCAGGTTAGTTCGCGCCCTGACGCTCGGCGTGGCGAGCTTCAGCGGCGTAAATCTCAGCCAGGCGCCGTTGCGTCTCCGGGCTGTTGTACTTGGCGCGGTTGGTGGAGCGGAGAGACATGATCTCCTCCTTCTCCTTCGCAAGCGATTTGGCCGGGTCTGACCCGTTGCGACCAGCTTCGAGGAAGACCGGGTCTTCCATCGTCATGCGGCCGATCTTGGCGAAGGCCTTCACGAACTCGGGATGATCCCCAAGGCGCGTGCCATCGACGAACTGCATGTCCTTGATGGCGGAAAACTCCTGCCCGAAGAAATGCTTGATTGCGGCATCAGCCAGCGTCGTGTTCTGCTTGAACTCCGGCCCCTGCCACAGTTTCTTCAGGGCGGATTCAGCGCGTTCCTTCTGGATCGTAGCCGCCGCCTCCATCTGGGCTTCCGCCTCGATGCGCTCCTCGTAGTAGATTTCATGGGCGAGGTTCACGACCGAGGGATCAGCCCTGAGCCCGCCGGCCTTGTGCAGCCGTGCCGTAATGGCGGCCAGCCTGTCCTTCTCGCTGTCGGACAGCTCCAGACCTTCAGGCGGCTTGACCTTGATCTCGTACTTGTCGGGGGTCTCGGGAATGCCACGCGACTTGTTCCAGGCGGCCTTGACCTCATCCGGATCTTCGTCAGACGGAATAGCGACCAGCTTCCCGCTATTCAGCTTGGCGTCGGCCTCGAAATAGGACTTGCCGAAGGCATTGAGGTCGGTGAAGCGCTCAAGACGCTTGGCCAGCTTCTTGTCTTCGCCGGCAATGGTGGAGCGCCAGTCAAAGTCCTGCGCGCCGCCATCGCCACCTTCCTTGCCTTTGCCAGCGCCCTCGGCCCCAGCGGTTGCAGCTGCGCCTTTTCCGGCTCCAGCTTCAGCGCCCTTGCCTGCGCCTTCACCGGCACCCTCGCCACCAGCGCCTTGACCTGCTTCTTCAGCCATCTGTCTGTTTCTCCAATACCTTGCGCTGGCCCAGCGTAACCAGCTGGACTTCAGCCATGCCGAGGAGCGTTGAAGCCACCCAGCGCTTGCCGGCGTTGAACGCCCACGCCTCGGAACTCATGACGGCTTCACCGCCATGCACGCCTGTCATTTTCAGGAAATACGCAACGAAGCGGGTCTGCTGTGTTGCATCCGCCCGGCAGTTGAGGACTGCACTGATCGCAGCCAACTCGTCTGGACTTGGGGGCGGAGCCTGGTCAGGCCGGAGCGCGATCCTCTCACGCTCCGGGATAACCTGACGTGTGTCTTCAGCCATTCAGGCTTAGACCGTGGCCGACAGCATGTCCGCGACGTTGGAGCCGGCCGGGCAGACCAGCTTACCAGTCACCATCCAGGTGTTGGTCAAGATGTCCTGCACCTCGACCCAGTCGCCAATCTGGCCGCCCGTGGTCGTGCCATTGAGCGTGATCGTGTCATCCGTGCCCGAGGCGGCATAGGCCGTGAGGGCGTTGGAGTCGTTGTCGAGGATGTCGAGCTGGCCTTTCATCACATCGCTGGAGTTGGCGACCTTGATGACGTGGTTGGACGTGTTGACGGCGCCAACAACAAACCGGAACCGGACGCCCGATCCCGAGGCTGCCGGAAGCGTCTGGGCAAGGGATGAGCCCGTCCCGGTGAGAACGCAGGTGCGATAGCCATGCGTGGCGGCCGTGATCGACGTCGCGCCGGACAGCGTGACTTTCTCCGCGGCAAGCCTTGCCGCGTTGAGGGCGACCTCATGCTCAGCAATCGTCTGGTATTTTGCCGCCGTTGCCGACAGGTCATAGATCAGAATCTGGTCATTGGTGGCCGTGCCAGCGCCTGTCAGGGCAGTCCCGGCTGCGTTGACCGTGACCAGCGCGTTCAGGAATTCCGCCATGGTCATCGACTTGGTCGCCGTGGCCGACAGGTCGTAGATCAGCAGCGTATCGCCCACCGCCGCGCCTGTGCCGGTCAGCGTCGTGGTGTTTGCCACCATGAGACCCGTGGCGAATTCCTGTGCCGTCATGTACTTGGCCTGAGTGGCCGAGACATCCCAGATCAGCAGCTGATCGCCCGTTGCAATGCCCGTTCCGGTCAGAGCCGTGCCCGCCGCATTGACCGTGCAGAAGGCATTCAGGAACTCCGCCATCGTCAGCGTCTTCGAACCGGACGTGCCGGCCGAAACGTCGACAACCGGAATCTTGTCGCCAACCGCAGCGCCAGTGCCCGTCAGGGCAGTCATAGCAGAAATCTTGCCCATCAGGCATTCTCCTCAAGGATTTTGGATGTGCCGTCCTCAGCGAGGACATCATCGCCGGCTTCTTCGACGACGTAGGAGCCCGCCGATGCGCTGCCTGCGTCGTAGATCGTGTCATTCGCGTTGAGCTTGCCCTGCACCGCCCACGCGACAGGACCGGTATCGAGCGTCGAGATCGTGAGGCGGAACTTGCTGGCGCCGCCATTGGGCACCTCGACAATCACCGTCTGGCTGGTCGTGAACGTGTCGACATTCTGCCAGTCCTGGTCATCGAGCAGATCTTGCTGAAGCTGTACTGTCGATGCGCCCGCCGTATGCTTCATGCGGAGGATGAAGTCCTCATAGGCCGTCCACACGACTGTCGGCGTATCCTGCGCCGTCATCGAACCGCTTAGCTTGGTCGCCATCAGGCGCTCTCCTTCATGGCGTCATCCAGTTTCTGCAGGTTCTCGGGCTTGGCCTTGAGCGCCATGTCAGCGGCCTGCGCCAGTTCCATCTTCTGCTGCTGGGCCTGCTGAGCCTGTGCGCGGCTCTCGCGCATCGAGCCCACGACGTCCTTGTCCCGCACCCAGTCGACCGGCATCTCGCTCATCCGGCCGCGTGTGACCTCGTCCCAGTCGATATTGTCCAGGCTATCCGGCGCGATCTGGGCCTGTTCCGTCATATCTGCGACCAGCGCTGAAGCTTGCTGCGCCCTCAGTTCGCGATAGGCCTGAGACAGCGGCGTCTCGAACTCAAAATCGACCTGCGCGCCCTGCAGCCCTTCCGGCATGCCCTCGGGAATGCGCTGTTCATTCAGCCGGCCAAATGCGCCCTGTTCATAAGAGCGCTCGAACACAGCATCCATGAGCTGGGCGTTCTCGGCTTCCATCGGCTCGAACACGGGCGCAGCAGACCGGACATATTCCTCGATCCACTTCCCGGCCTCGTAAGCCGTCATTTCCTTCTCAGGCAGCTTGAACAGGTCTTGCCAGAACGCCCGGCCCTGGTTCATCGCCAGCCGGTCGGTCAGTTCAATCCCGAAGCGGGGGTCGCCGGATTCCAGGTTCTCGATCGCCTTGCGATTGGCGCCCTGGCCAAGAGCTTCAGGGTCGTAATAGGTCACCGCCCCGGCCCGGAGGTTGATCTCGCCTACGATTGCGTCATGTGCCGCCGTCTTCGGCGGATCGACCGCCCATTCCACCGACTTGAGCAGGGCCTGCTGGGCAATGTTCAGGGTGCGCGCATCGGCAAGGGCAACACCGGCACAGGGAGAACGGCCATAAGGCTCGCCGGATACCGTCATCCATCTCCGGACCAGATAGGGGAACCAGTTGAAATAGCCCTCGCCTAGCCCGGCTTCCTTCTCATCGACCTCGCAGGCCATGTAGAGCGACATGAACCGCGCGTCCTTGCGCGGCTTCTCGTCCTTCTCGTATTGATAAAGCTCCAGAGGCGCGACACAGCGCTGGACCTTGACCTTGCGCTCCGGATGCTTGTCGAGGTTCTCCCGCCATTCCTTGGGCAGCGCATCCTTGCCGAAGAGGCCAGCAGCCTGCTTCAGCGTCATGCTCATGCGCTCGTGGATCTCATCGACAACGCCCTCATGGTTCTCGGCCCATGCGCAATCTTTCAGGTGCGCGCAGGTGAACAGCAGTCCCGTCTTGGCGCTGTTGTAGGTATGCCGGACAATCGCATTGCCGAATGTCACATAGTCGTTGTCGCTCTCCGCCATGGCCCGGGTGAAGTTGGCCGGCGGGGAATAGATGATGTTGCGCTGGGTCTTTGTGGTCCTCTCCAGCCACGTCTTGTTGGCCTTGTCCTCCATGAGGAGTTCAGGACGGGCAACGCACTTGAACCAGTCCTTGCCGCGGGGGCGAAGCATCGAGCCCAGATTGTTGGCCATGTCCCGGCGCATCCGCTGGGGAACGCTGGTGAAGATGCCGTCGTAACGCTCGTCCCCGACTGCGCGATCTCCGAAGAAGTCGGCACGTTCGGGGTAGAAGATTTCAGCCTGCGCCTGGAACAGCGAATTGTAGCTGTCCTTCTCAACGAACAGCTGATCACCGCGCTTTTTCCAGCGCTCGCCCCTCTCCTTGAGGCGACCGTTTGTGCGGCCCGTTTCGTCGTATGCCATCAGCCCAGCAATGTCCCTGAGCCATAGCCTTCATCGCCAAGCTGTCCGCCTGACAGGATGGTTGAGGCCACTCCCTTGCGCTTGAGGGACATCCTGCGCGCCTTGCGCTGGGCCTCGATCAGGTTGGGATCGGTCTCGGTCGGCAGGTCAGTCGGAGCTTCTGGCCCCTTTGCAACGTCTGCCTTGGCCTGTTCGAGGGTATAGGCCGTCGAGCCGAGCAATGGGGTTGTCGGCGCTTTCTTGCCTTTGAAGAGGCCCATTAGCGTGACTTTCTACCTACGACCTTGTCGTATTGGCGTTGAACAGTCGGCATCGATTGGGCGTCGGGCTGGCGCCGTCTCACAGCCTTGCGTTGGGATTTGCGCTGCGTGTCAGGCTCGGCCCACGCGAAGATGAAGGACCAGGCAAGGTCAGGTGAGCGGCCAATCCGCTTCGATATCTCTTCGTTGTCCTCGATCTGGATGACATTGCGCATGTCCGCGTGAGCCTTTTCGCGGAACGCCGTCAGCTCCATGAGGATTTCACGCCCCGGCGGGAGCGCGATGTTGTCGCCCTTCTCAGGGTCCAGTCCCTCGCGGAACTGCCAGATCCATTCTGCCCGCTTGTTGGCGAAACCACGCGCCCGGCTGCGATCAAGAGCCGTCGACGCCATGGCGCCCTTGCAACGGACCACGTTGAAGCCATTGGCCTCGAGCGTATCGGAAAGCCCGCCACCATAACCACCGCCGCAATCGATGTTCATCTGCGGATCGTCCTTGGCGGCATTCACCACCATGGAGACTTTCTGGTCTGTGGTCTTGACCTCTGCGCCAGGCTTGATCCTCGGTTCCCCGAACACCACGCCATGAAGCGGCGTGCAGACCATCCGGTCACCACCGCCATCAGCAACGTCGACACCCAGCGCCGTCATGGGCTTGGTCGCCAGTTCGTGCTTGCGCATTGACCAGCGAGCCTGAGCCTTCAGCACCCATTCGGCCGGAATGACCTGCCGCTCGGAATCCTCCAGTGTCGTCGTGAACTTGCCTTGCAACAGGGCGCGCTGCAGATGCGCCGGCAGGGCTGCGAGTTGTGAAGCATACCCACTATCAAGCAGATCGGGATTGTCGCTCAGGCTGGCCGGGATGAATGTCCGGCTCTTTGGCCTGACCTCCATCTCGTTGCCGTTGGCGTCGACAACCACCCCGACATAGTCGTGGTCGACCTCGATATCCTGCCCAGCCACGTTGGCGAAGTAGCGCAATTCGCCCGGTTTGGCCGGGTTCCTGTGTTCAGGATCGAGCCAAGGCGCAAACCATTCGAAGATCCACAAGCCTTCCGGCGTCAGCGGCGGGTTGGAAGCCAGCACCGTCCTGCATCTCTGGTTCGGTACAGCAGTACGGTTCCAACCGATGATGAAGCGGACAATCGCTTCCTGGAACTGCACCGCCTCATCGAACCCGATGAAGTCAGCAGCACGGCCCTGATAGGCTTCAGCCTCCTTTGGCGTCTCGAAGGCGCCGAATTCAACCGCGCGCCTTGTTGATCCCGGGACCGTCCAGACGTGCTTCTGCGAATTGTAGCCCGATGACGAGCCGAGGATCTGGGCCAGACCCGGAACAAGACCGCCCTCGCCGTCGATATCCTTGAACTGGCGACGGAACAGGCGGCTGACCCGGTGTTCGTTGATCGCCAGCCCCATGAGAAGCTGAGACTTGCCGCCGCCGGCCGCGCCGCCGTAGTAAAGCAGATCAGCGGGGCTGTAATAGGCTTGCGTCTGAGGACCAGGATTAGGGACCCATAGCTTGTCCCGCGTGCTCTCAATCGCCTTCTGTGCCGCCTTCGCCTGATCCGCGGGCAGCTTCTGCAAGCGCGAAAGCAAGTCGTCGAGCTGATTCACGGTCAAAGCCGGTTTCCTTGGTCACCACCGGGTTGTCTGCATCCCCGGCGTGGATCACGCGCTCGCCAAACACCTTGGGCAGCGCCTTCGAGAGCAGCCACTTGCGCGTATCGACGCGAAGCCGAGACCGGGCGATCGCCTCCTGGTTCACAACCTCAACGGCGTCTTCGCCTTGCTTCCGGGTCATCCAGTCGTTTCGGCCGTCATCGCTGATTTCCAGCGTTTCATCGGCCATGGCGTAATAACCGATCTCGCGCGCATGAGCGTATTGCGTAAAAAACCCGGGTCTTGCCTCAGTATCGTCGCGAAGAGCCCAGCCTCTGACGGTTGCCTCATTGGGCATTCCTTCGTCACGGCAGACATCGCGCAGTGTTCTTCCCTCAGAGAGAAGCTGGCAGATCAGGTCGCCTAGTTCCTTGGTGTAGAGCGTTGGCCGGCCGCGGCGTTCTTCGGCGTTGGCGATATCGTCAGCCATTTTAGGCTACCAGCTTGAGATGACGGCGCTTGCCGTATTTGCCGGCACGGCGTTGGTGATTTTCGTAGTGCGTTTCCCATTCCAGATGCTTTGGATTCACGCACCCGAGATGTCCCTGCTCGCACGTATGGCTGGCTTCGAGCCATGGCAGCGCAGGGTCGCCGTTCGCCAAGCGGCACATCACGCGATGCGCTCTTGCGGGCTTCCCCTCCCACCGTACTTCAGGATAGCCGTTCCAGGCGCGGGCAAATGGCCACAACACGCAGTCATCGCCGGTATAGTTCAAGTGCTCTCGAATAAACGCCTGTGGGGCGCCAGCAGGGGCGCGTCTGCCAAATTTCGTGGCTGTAGGCGTGTAGTCGGTAGTTCGAACATATGGCTTGTGGCGGACCCTAACCTCTTTGATTTTATGCGGACCCTCTGACCAGACTCCCGCTTCACGCTCTAGTTCCGCAGTGAGCGCATAGTGCTCCGAACACATACCCCGCGTTAATGGGGTAGTCTTCGAGCAGTTGACGTAAGAGCACATCACGTAAAAGTGATTACCTTTACTTGCTGTTGACCTTGTTTTTCGTGAACTGCACTTGTCGAGCGAGTCTTCTATACTCAGTCTCGTCTGTGCGTTGCTAGTAAACACCAAGCAACGTTGATGTTTCTCATCGCAACACTAGCGAGGCCCGGGGAGGATTGCACCCTCACCCGAGCCTCTAACTCAGAGGAACCTGAGCTATGGAACTCTTTAGCACTGAGCGTGCCCGGTTTGCAGCCAATACCCTTGTTGGCGTGGAGATCGCCTTCGGAACACTCTCGTTCTGGTCGCATGCGGTTGAGACGTGGACGTTGATCGCCTTCGTGGTCGCCGCCCTGCTCACCCTGACTTTCGGTTCCGTCTCCCTGCTGGCGTCCGGCGTGGTTATCCGCGCCGTGGCCGCCAATCAGGCAGAAGAGAAAGTCACCCGCGGTCTTGTCGCCTTCTGCGGCGGTGTCGTGGCGCTGATCTCGGGGTTCATGACCTGGCATGGCCTTACTTGGGCCGATGCGCAGGCCAACCTGATCCCGGGAACTGAGCTGGACTGGCTGTTCATTCCTGCAGCCGCCCTGCTCTCCGGCCTCAACCTCGTGGCGATCTACGTGTTCTGCCGCGATATCAAGCCGAAGGCGAAGCCGGCGCATCAGTCGATCGATGCGCAGATCTTCGGAACCCCTTCACCCGTTGTTCCGCTTCGTCGCCCGCCAAACAACCCCGCCATTCAGGCTTCGTTGGAAGCGGTTCGGCAGAAAATGCAGGCCTGATTGCGGAACGCCCTCGGAAAAATCCGGGGGCGTTTTGCTTTTAGTCCGTCAGAAACTCGATATTCCCCCGCAGCACAATCCCGCCACCTGTTGGAACATCTGCGACAGCGATTCCGCTGATCGCCTGGCCGCTCCCGCTTCCCACAAACTCGATGATGGCCGAGTTTTCGTTCATTGCTGTGCAGACGCTGGAATAGCTGGCCTTAGTTATTCCGGCCCATACCAGAGCTCCGCTGTGGCGCTCGGTCGCCACATTTCGGGTCGTATGAGGCGATCCAGTCACACGCAGCGCGCCGCTCGCCGCGGTGTGCGTGAAGGTCGTTGTGTAAAGGCTGAAGGTCAGGCGAACGAGGTTGCCGATCTTGGCCCAGCTTCCCGTCTGTCCGCCTGAGCCATAGACAACGTTGAGGTCGCCAGGCGTGGCGAAGGTGATCACAGGCGTCCATGACCCGGTGATTACCAACGCACTATGCAGCACATGGCCCTTTGAGCCATCGGCAAGCTCCGCTGCAAACTTGGTTGTCGCAGCCGGGGTCCGCGCCGTGGTCGTGAACTTCGTCCCGCTCATCTAGTTACTCCAGAAAACGGGTGTGTTGTCAGACCACAGAACAGGCGTGCCATCCGACCAGTAAACGTCGCTGTCGATTGTCACGTCCGGATCTGATCCTTCTTCTCCACCCTCGATCACGCGGGTGACAGGCTGCGTCAGCGGTCGGATAAGCTTCCGGGAAACGCTCATTACGCCCTCAGCCTCATGCCTTCAGCGTTCCGGGCGTCTTCTGCCTTGAGCAGATTCCGGTTTTCCCGTTCCGCCCTGTCGTGGGCTTCCCGCAACTGTTTCATCGCCTGCTGGAGGATGATCATCCGGCGCTCAGGGTGGAGCTTGTTGAATTTGTTCGTGAAGTGAAGGGTTGC